CTGCAAGGTTGCCGCCGGGTTTGGCCCGAGTATTTCCATCATAGAAATGTCACGGCTCATATTAGTGACGTGGCTTATCATCGTGTCGAAGCTATTCGCGTCACCAAATTTCTTTTGATACTCAAGCCAGCCTGTTGCCGTCTCAAAGCTGAGAAACCTATGATCCTGGCGGCGGTTCCCCAGGCTTTTACCGTAGCCTTGCGCACCTGGAATAAGCTTGTTTAAGCCGTCCGTGCTAATGCTTTTATATACGTCCGTTAAAACTAACTCTAATTTTTCATCCGAAAATCGCAACCCGGTCTGCTCGTCTATCATTTTATCGCGGTCTAGCCTGTCTCCTATAAAATCACGCCAAGCGGTGTATCCAGCTTTAGTAATCGCTATTTGATCGTGGTTTTGCGGCATGCCCCAATCTGTGCGCTTTGCAATAGCTCCACCCGCTCGATTAAAACGCTTGCGCAAAAATTCCGCGGTTGTTTCCCAGGCTTTTGCAAGCTCCCTGGCGCTGGCATCCCCGGTGTTTTCACCAAAAACCTCGCGCACCATGTTATCAAGCTTGGCTTTTTGGCGTACCTCGCCCACGACATTGCGGCGAAACTCGCCCAGAACACGCGACATTTCACCAAACGCCTCGCCCTTTATAGCTTCCTCGCGCTGAGTAATACTTGAATATTTGCTTAGACCGTCTTGCTCGAATAACGCTAGGGCTGCCCTGGCTTCGTTAGGATTACCGTCGATGCCTCTATAGTCTGCCAGGTTCTTTTTAATGCCTTGCCAGGTGCGGAGCTGCATTGCCTTTTGCCGCTTGCGCTGCAGTGCTTGCTTGCGGATTGCGTCGAAAGCATCTGCCCCGGCTTGTGCCTGTGCTGCCGCAGTATTCATGCGGCCCTGGTATTCTGCCTCAAGTCCGTCGAATAATTCCCGAGCATCTTTAGCCTGGTCTGCAGTTAGCTCTTTGTTGCCCTCTGCGTCATTGATACAATCACGAAAGCTCATATGGGACACCTACTTAATGTTTCAACCATTGCGTCCTCGCGGTCTATATCTGCTAATAATTGCCTGGCTGTGACTGTTTGGGCTTCGCCATCCAGGAGCCCAACCGGGAATAAATCCTCGTCCTGGTTGATATTTGCCCTTATCTCGTCTATATTTACAGTAGATAGGAGATCATCATCCGTGGCAGTTAAGTTCTTCACATTTGATTTCGGCAATGTCGCTGCAATCGACGGGTCTGTTGGTATGCTTTGGACAATGGACGATGTTTGGGCTCCCTCTGGGGGATCTGCCAAATTCCGTGACGCTGTAGTAACCGACGAAGGATCTACCGAAATTCCAGATGATGAAGTAGAATCAACCTTGCTCGCACTTGGCGCACCTATGCCAAGCTTTGTTGCAAATGATGAATCAAGCGTAGAAGTCACCGCTCCATAAATTTCAATCATTTTTGCATCTGCGTCTGCCCGGGCTTCGGGCGTAGATGTTTCAGCTCTTGATATTTCGTAATAGTCGTGTCCAGATTTAGCGTGTATTGTTGGCTTTTCTTTTGCCTTTAACATTCCAGGCGGCCAGATTTGTATTTCGCCCAGGGTCTTATCGTCAAAGATAACCATAATTTTACGGTCAAAGTACCCTACTGGCGTCACCTTCCAGCCTTCATCAAGCAAATGAAACTTTTCGCCCAGCGCAGCTATGAAGTCATCTGCTTGTTTCATTGTCGCAACATTTATTCCTGTGCGAGCAGCGTCTGTCATTTGCCGATAGTTACCTAAATATTTTTCATCTGTTTTTTCATTTATTCGTTTTAGATCTTTTACGGGAATATCCCGCTTGAAATCCATGCCTAGATCATCTGCAGCCTTACCCGCCGCCTCATTAAGCGCTTTGTGGTTTGGTATTGCTGCAGCAAGTACGTCCTCGCCAGATTGAAACGTTTGCCGTTTTTGTAGAGCTTGAACAAAGACCTTAGTTTCATCTTTGCCAAGATCTTCTTCAATTACGGTTCTTAGCTTGTTCTTGCCTAGAGCGTCCTGGTTTAAGATCCGATCTGCAGCCTTGCGAGAAAGCTCCGTTGCGTACTGTGCATCAGTAATGATTTTGCTGGGCATTTCAGACCACCCAGCAGCCTCGGCAATTGTGTATGTTGAGTTGCCATCCCTAACAGTAAACCCGCCATCTTCGTCGGCTCGCAGTAACAAAGCCCCGCGCTTGGGGATTTCGCCTCGAGCGCCTTTCTCCATAAACCCAGCAGCGCCTACAACGCCTTTGGGTCTGACCTTGCCTGTCCGAATATCCCCGATTGGTACAAGAACATCGCCTTCCTCGAGCAACATGTAAGGTCGCCAATCAGGTTCTATTGTTTCCTTAACTGTTTTTATAGCCTCGGCCATTGCAGCCTGTTCATCATCGGCCTTGTTTGCAATCAGTTCCTCGAGATCCACCTGGCGATCACCCGGCTGAATATTATCGCCGGTATCAAACATATCGCGCTCGGGGGTAGTGAAGGCGCGTATATCCTCGACTATTGCATCAGTTTGATTGGTTGCGCCTTCGCCGTAGGCATCATCAAACTTTTCTAGGTTATCAAGCTCTGATTTATCCGGTGCTGCAATGTCTTGCGCTTGATCATCGACAGCGCGTCCAATACTGCCATTTCCTGACCCTGTGAAATCGCCTGAGTCAATTGATCGTCTGACAGCATCGACAAAGCTGTCTGCAGCCTCTCCGTACCGTCCTGTACTTTTTGCAAATTTTGCGGCGTCTGTGAGAGCATCCGAGAGCTCTCCTTTTCTATTCGCTTGGCTTTGGAGGATTTGGATCGCTTGACCATCTTCTAATAACCTTTTTTTGTTGTTCTCGGTTGCGAGCTGATTGCCTTCATCCTCAAGCCGGGCTTGGTTTTTAGTTATCTGGGCAAACGCTGTCTTGTCTTTTTTTAGCTTGGAAACTGCAGCATCAAGAATTTTAGCGCGTTCAAGATATAGCGCTGATGCAATCGCTTGCTCACCGAATAAGTCGGTTGTTTTTTCTATGGTAAGGCCAGCTTCCATAATTTGCCGTATGATTGAGTCTGCTTGAAACTCGTTGCCAGGCTTAACCTGTGCCAAGGCTTTCATTGCCGCGAGCTGCATATCTGGATCATCGACCAAGCGCCCAACAATTGCGGCATAGTTATCTGGTACAATTCCGTTAAGCGCCAATCCATAAGCTTCATCGGATAGCCGCACTAGCTCTTTAGCCCGGCGAACAAATGCAGCGCTTTGCTTTATGCTAGGGCTGTCAAACCGCTCTGGCGCAAGTCTAGCAATTTTTACTGCATCGAAGATCGTGCCTTTGCCATTTACAATATTCGCCATTGCCGCGCTAACCATTGCTGACTCTGGCGTGATGCCATCGACTTGCCTGATCTTTGTGCCATATATCGTAATATCCTGGCTCGGATCCTTTGACATAATCCGCTTTGCCAGGCCAAGGCGCTGATGCCCGTCTGCGATAAACTGGCTACCGTCTGCAAACTCATAAACCGCAATCTGCCCAGCAAGGCTGGGATCCCATTGCGTCACGCCTTGATATTCGGGCGTTACGCCAAATTCATCGCCGCCTTCTTTAAACTGAAATAGCTTTGCATCTACCTGGATATCCCCAGGCTTAAACTTAAATACAAATTCATCCAAGTTATCGGCATCATTGATAGTCACAGGCGCTTTGACCGGGGCCGCTGGTAGCTCCGTAATTGCTGGCGGTTCTAGCGTTTCTGCCGCAACAATCCCCGCAGCCTCGCGCTGTTTGTGCTCTAGCTTGCCCTGGGGCGTATCACTCAGCGGATTATCTGCAGCTTGCGTTGTTTCTATATTAAGGCTCAATTCTGCGCCTTGGGCAACGTCTGACTTCTTAACGCCTGCATCAAACAACACATTGGAGAACTTTTGCATTTGCTGCGCGGTCAAACGCACCGTTTCCGTACCTCCACGAATGACCACCGGGAAGGCCGCACCAACAACACCCGCTGTTAAAACTGCGTTGCGAAACGTAGCAAAATCATATGGCAGATCTAGGCTTGCGTAATACTGCGCCACCGCTGGCTGTTGTGCTACTTCCGCAGTCATATTTATCATAGCTTCGCGCATCATAGTGCGGGTCAAAAGCATTGATCCAGCTGATAGCGGGGCCATTGTCAGCGACACGCCTAGATTAAACGGGTCTGTTGCAGCACCACCAAACGCCCCAGCATATTGCGCAGCCGTTGCTAGACCGCCCGAGGATCGACCATAGACTTCCTGTGCATCGTCTATATCACTTTGCGCGTTTTCCCTGGCAAGCTCGCCCATTCTAAGATTGAAACTCTCGGGATCTAACGTAAGCATATTGCTGCCACCAGGCTCGTCGGGGTGGCCTAGACGCAAGCGGTCTTTATTTTCTTGGACAAAGCTACGGATCCGATCAACTTGGTGATTATAGTATCCTCGGCGCTCCATTGTGAACGGCACAGGATTAGGAAAGCTTTCGCCTGTTTGCTCTTTGATCTGCTGATTGACCCCAGCCCACCAATCACGCTCAAACCTAATAGGCTCGATTGGCTGCAGCGCCCTGGCCTCGCTAAACCCCGCCGCTAGGTTTTCGGCAAAACCCGTCTTTGGCTCGGTCATAACTTTTGCCCCGGAGAGAAAAGATCTACCGGGTTGCTTTGGAAAATTTAGAACTGTCATCTTAAATTATTCACCGCGCTTTGAAGCTCCGCTAAGCTTTCGCGATCAAGCCAAGGATACTTTTGTTTAAGCTTGTTAAATACTTTTATTTGTTGATCAGCATAAGCCCTAGTCGGTGCGTTGGCTTTGGGGGTTGGAACGCTATCCATGATAGCCTTGGCTTCACGCGCAAGATCCTCTGTAATCTCTGGGGTTGTTTCCTTCGTGTTTTTAAAAGCATCAAAACCTAAAGCCAGTGCGTCTAAGCGTCTAACTGGCAAGCCCTTTGCTTCACGTTCAGAACGGCTTAATCCCTCCCATTCTTCCGAAGTGTATTCGCTCATAGCATCCCTGCCAGCGTTTTTGTTTAGAATGGAGCTTTTAGAAACAAAGGCGCTTCCAGGTTCCCTTGATTCAGCGTCAAGAGTTGCCTTTGCAGTATCAAAGTCAGCATCCGTAAGCCTTTGAAATTCTACACTTGATTGAACCGCTTTCTTGGCTAATTCTGCTTTATTATATGCAGCTTCCGCAGTAGCCTTTTCAACTCCGACACTAACAAGCATAGAATAGGTAAACTGATAAGGGTCATCACCAACGCCAACGGCTTGGGTTGTTAAAGGATTAGAAAGCTCGCTGCCATCTGTTACATATAGCTGATAGATAGGCTCGCGCTGATCTGTCTGATCAACCATTTGCACAGTGAAATTGCTATCTAAAGTCTGGTCTATTCTTACTTTACCATCTGGGAAAAGATCCCCAAGATTATTAACTAAAGCCGTTGAAAACTGATCGTCTGTCACACCATCGGGGCGATGATAATATGACTCATTGTCATTATCTAACGTGCCAATACCGCCAGTTTCGCCATCCTTTGACCCGCCCATAACGTAGCTAAATACTTTTCTTAGATCGTCCTGGGAAAAGTCCCCCTCTGCAGAAATATCTATTTGTCTGTTTTTAACCCGGTATGTCAAAATTGCCTCTACGGACTGAATTATGACAGGATCTAAACCAGCTTGATAAGTATCGGGATACCCGGCGAAAACATCTGCCATGATAAAATCGAGGTTCATGCGCTCACCGGCTGCATTTGTGATTGAGCTTATTTTTACCTGATCCTCAAACTCTAGCCCTGCAGCTATATCTATAGCCGCCTCTGTTCCAAATCCACTGGCATACAGACCACCGAGAAAAGACATTTGCGGGGCATCATCGCCTAGTTGAGCAAACAATAGCCTTGAAGCATCTGGCCCTAGAGCCGCTTGCACGGAACTGATAAATGCAAGATCTTCCTCTGGCCCCATTTCGTTAAGCATGCGACTAACCTGGGCTGTCTCTGCCTTGGTCATAATAACAGGCGCAAGGTTTAGATCCCCGCGCTCATAAACGCCCTGCACTTCTAAGCTTTGCCCTATTCTCTCTTGTAGCTTTGCGGCAAAAGTCTCGCTGGCGAAATCCGCATAATCAACGTCATTTAAGGTCACAACGCCGTTGCGATTTGCCCAGGGAAGCGGATCATTTTCGACGGCAGTATCCAGCGCATTGAGCCGACCACGCATAAACTGCAATACGTCTATTTGTGTCCGAGTTTTGTCCTCTACTGTCTCACGTTCTGCAATTTCTTCCCTTAAATCGTTGCCGTTCATTTCCTTCATTTCTGCAGCGGCTACTTTGACCGTGTTGAAATACTCAACCTTGGCCGCAAGATCTGCATATTCCGCTGGCGTTTGCGATTGCTTGGCTGCATCGAGCTGCACTTGCAGAGCGCCAACATCTGCATCTGATGGTATTTCACCAATCTCAGTATTTTCAATCAACCGGTTTAGTGTACCCTCGGCTTGCTTGCCTATTTCTGCAGTTATTAGTCGCTGGTGTTTTTCATAGATCGTAGGCCCGTCAATATATGTAGACGTAGCGCCAGCACCTTTTAAAAGCTTTACCTGGTCGGCCTCATTTAAAGATCTAAGAAGATGATAAACCTTTTGCCCCTCTGGGCTGACCCCTTCGCCCTCGGGCGCGTCTGTGCTTTTGTCGCGCAGCGCTTTGTGGATTTCATGCACAGTAAGAACCGAGCTATCGGAACTGTTCACAAGATTATTCAGCGCCCTTTGGGTGCCGCGCAAAACCATTGCGTACTCTTGCTTGCTTAGGTTCTCACCTTTGCCAAGCCCGAGCTGCACCAGGCGATCACCGTTTAGCTTCACCCCGGCAATAACGAAATCAATCTCTGACAGGCTATCGCTATTAGCTATAGTGTTCTCGCCGTTTACATAAAGCTGAGCCTGGTTCGCTGCCGCCACCGCCGCTACCTTGCGGTCAATGTCATTGCGTAATTGGAACCTGTTTTGTAATTCTAGCTGCCCAAATTTAGCGTCAAACTGAGTTAAGGCGTAGCGGTTCTTGCCGACTTTCTTTCTCAGCTCATTTTTAATTTGCGCGGTTTCTTGGTTCCAAATGGGGTTATCCCCATCGAGCACACGGTTATAATCTGTTGACTTGGCAAGCTCGTCTCTGCGCGTCCGTAGCGTCTCCTGAGCGCCCAGCATGGCCTCATTAAGATCATTCTCGACTTGCACCTTATAGCGAGCGTTTGCGTACTCACCGGCTGCTTGAGCCGCTGTTTGCAGCACCTCACCTTTGCGCAATTCTGCCTGGATAAATGGCGTTGCGTTCATACGCGCACGTAATGATTGGCCTGGCGCTTCGCGGGTTGCTGTAGCGTCAGCATTGTAAACGGGTATTCTCATGTGAACAGCCCTCGATTATATCCCAATGTCGCTGCATCGCCAACACTGCCTATTAAAGCGGTTCGGCCTTGCGACTTTAATCCGGATGCCGTGGCGTCACCGCCCATGCGCGTAAGCTCAGCATTTAGTCTAGCGTCCTCAATAGCGTCCGTAATTTGCATATTTGCGATTTCATTGTTGAATTTATTAACTGATTCCTGATAATCAAACTCTGCAGCATTGGCGCGTAAGATCTCAAAAGGCGTTCCAGACTCAACTTCATATCCAGCATATCCCGCCGCCGCTCTCACTGTGCCTTGAACGTTTCGCTCAAAAGCTTGTTTGCCGCGCTTAGTGTCGATTGCAAATAGACCGTTTAAGATACCGCGCTGCCTACTAAGGAGCCCCATATCTCTTTCAAACATTTGCGCGTTGAACTCTGCAGCTCGTTGCGCTGCCCCCGCCGCTTTTTTTGACGCACTACGTGCTGAAAGGCCCCCCATCAAAGAGGTGCCGATTGAAATAGCGGTTAAAATGTTCATTGGAATTTTCTCATATGTCAAACGTGTTCATACGGGGATAGAACGCGAGCACGGTCATGGGTAAAACCTGTGACTGCCGCACGTATATCCGATCATCATTGTCGAACCCCCCAGAGAACTCGATCGTCTTATCGCCCGAAAATAAAGGGATGCCATTATCCATTAACATTGAGCTGTCTCTAAAGGGTATTCGGTCTATCTCTGTGGCACTATTGCCCACCTCGATACCAACCGTTTCAAACAGCCTGAGTGTAACCGCATGGATCCTTTTAGGCTTGCCCTGGCTTGTTCCATCTTCGGATCCAGATTCAATCCTCATTGTTTGCATTTCAGACGTATAGCTAAAGCCAACCGCTGCCGTTGTAGAAGAATAATCTAATGTTATACCGCCGCCGCTGACAGTCTCGTCGGGGTGCGTTGCGCCGTTTGCCAGGATAGCAACTGACTGCCCTTCCAGGTGATACAAGCCGCTTAGTGACGTAACTGCAGATCCGCTATACGCCAGGCCGCTATCAACAAAAAACGCCGCTGTTGTAACTGATCCGAAATCAAAGGGTTTTAACACCTCGACATATCTTTTTGTCTGTGAATTGATCGTGCGCTTCACAATCAGGTATAAGTCATCATTGCCCGTGTCGGTGGGCAGTGGTGCTATGCTTTCAACAACTGCCTGGCCGCTGCCAAACACGCCGCCGATTGTGTGCTTGTGCCATCCCACGACTTCTTCCTCGCGCCGGTATGTAAGGCCCAGGAGCGTCCCGTCTGACCTCAGAGCCCATACAATGCTTTCAGGTTCTTGTTGATACGCGAACTGAGTTATACCGCCCTGGCTAATATGCTCAGCGAGTATCGTCATATCTGGGGCCGCGTATCCGCTGGTATTTACATCACCGACAAACTTAAACTCTCTGACCTTTCTGGCCCCACGCTGCAGAAATAAAGTCACATCTGCGACCTGGACAGGCTCGACATTTGCCGTGCCATAATTCGAGTATTTTCTGATTAACGTGGTAGTAGGCGTAACAGGCCCGTCATTCGTAGACGTTAGGACAAACTCGCCGCCTGTTGTGCCGATTGCCAGGACACGCGTGGAGCTGAGATAGCGAATACTATCCACAGTATTCGACGCGATTGTGTATATCAGGGCGTCATTATCCCCGGTGCCTACTGTGAAATTATTATAGTCGGCATTTTTGCTAAACCAGATTGTTTGCGGATTAGCTGCAGTGCTTGCATATACTAGCCGCTGTTCAAAAAACGTGACAACGCTGGGATAATTACCGCTGGTATTTAGCGCCGGGCTTGGAGATCCACCAATGGAAGGCGTGGCAAAAGTCCAATTGTTATGATCCGAGCGCGTTAGGGTGCGGATTGCGTATTCTGGATGCACGAAATACATTGTATCGGCTGACTGCACAAAGCGCACATCTGGCACTTTGGCCTCTGGATATGGCGTTGCCAGCTCGAATATTTCCGTAGCTGTGCCGCCGCTTGTATATGTTGTGAAGCTAGTTGTGTTTATTGCTGCACCGAATAGATCCGTAAGCGTGAATGTATTTGTCGTGCTATTAGCAACCCGGTAGTTTCTGCCGTTCAGCTCGGTCATACCGCCAACTGAGGCTATGAATATTTCATCGCCATTGCTAAAGCCGTGCGAGTTGCTTGTGAGAACGCCAGGGCTTGCCTTGGTTGCCGCTGTGATAGTTTTAGCCGTTGCGTTTAAAACCTGTGCGCCATTGCGATAGACGCGCATAATCTCATTACCAAATTCCAGAATATACGTGTCGGTTGATTTGAATTGAAATGGTATAAGCCTGGATTTGACTGAGCTTGTTTTAACTTCGCCTAGATATTCTGTGCCTGGACGCCGCTTTGTGCCGCCCGTTGGCATAACGATCATATTCGTAAGATCTGCCAGACCTTCCTTGTACTTCTCTAGGCCCGTCCTGCCCTCGAGCAAGGGGGATATTTCCCCGGCACTAAAGGATGAGAATGATGGAGCGGATCTAGCCATTACATACGCGCCTCGATGAAGTCACTGGCCTCAATGCGTTGCGGTGCGCCTTCGGTTGCGTTGACGTTTCTTGCCGCGCTAAGCTTCTTTATATAGGTTGCTTCCATATTGGCACGAACAGTATTAGAGCCCGTCACTGTATAGGCTATTTCTGCAGCAAGGCGCTGAGATAAGGTATCAATCAGGCTGGCGTCATATTCATTAGGATCCTCGATCCTGGCGATATACTTGATTTTGGCCGTGCCTTCGTCTGTCACAATGTTTCTGCCCTCGACAACAAACACCGGGCCACCAGACAGGCTGTGCATATTGTCCTGGGGATAGCTCATAGAACCGTTAGAGAACTCCAAGACCCTTAGACAATACGGATCCGTTGGCAGGGGATAGTAAAAGGCATATCCGAAATCAGGCGTTGTTGCGGATTGCGCTAATGTTGTGCGTCTGACCAGGCAATTCCAGCTATGTTGACGAAACAGATCGTCACGTATGCCAGGGTACTTTTGATTAATAACACGCGCAGCTTTTGAATTTTCATCGAACGCCGCGATATTTGACGCCCCTAGCAGATTTAGGGCTGAATTAGCTATATCAACTGTGCTTGTCATGGCCTACCTCAGAAAGAGTAAACCCCCGCCTTCGCAGTGCGAAACCTGGCCCGGCAGGGGAAGGAAGGGCGGCGAACCGCCCCGCCGTTGTTTAGTCAGTCGCGTACTTAATCGTAACCTCGATTGTACCCGTTCCTGCCGCGCCACCCATGGTCGCAGTGACCATAACGCCATCACCGTCAGCATCCAGAACCGTGCCGCTTGCGAGCGCCAGGGTTGCAAGAATATCGACTTTTTGAGCTGCAGTAGACGCCGCTGCAGCTTTATAGGCTGCTGGCGCTGCACTTACCGCAGTACCATCAGCGTTAGAATACGCTGCATGGCCGACACTGAGCGTTGTGCTAGATGCAAGCGCATCATGGGCAAGTGAGCCCTCAATGAGCCGCGCACCGTCAGGCAAGCGGAACATTTCGATTACATCACCAGATGCCAGGCTTGACGCTTCATAAACCGAGTGAGCAACACGAATGCGAGCCCCCAGGTTATTTGAAGGGTTTTTAACAACCGGTGTTGCGCGTGAGTTTGTCCGTTGGACACTATATCTTGTTGCCATTGGTCAATCCCCCCTATTCTGCGCACGGCACTTCAACAACCATGCTCTCTTGCATGCGTGTCGCGCCGATACTTTGTTGATAGAAAACCTGCGTGGCATAGCCCTTGTCAGGCCGCACATCGACTTTTGCTGTTGGGTTCATACCAACCGCAAGCTTTAAGCCGTCTTGTGCGAAAGCAATAACCCGGCGATGTGACGAACCATTCACCTCCAAGCGATTGCTTGTGATAAAGGTAAATCCACAAAACTCCGTAACGCTGCCTTGAACAAGAGCACGTACCGTATTGAAGTCTGCCGAAGTGACGGTAGTGCTATTAAGCAGATCCGACATTTGCTTTGGCGCAACAACAATAAAGCGCTTGATACTCGGGTCTACAGATCCTTCATCGAGGATTTGCTTTGCCGAAATCAGCTTTGCCAGGGTAAGCCCCGCGCTGCCATGTGGCACGACATTCCCTGATGGGAAAGTTACGCTTGTACCACCGTCTTTGCCAGTATTTGCCGCTGCAAAAGCCGAAGCGATGATCGTATCATCCATTCGACGTCCCATTGCTGCAGCACCCGCACGAACATAAGTTGATTGCGGATCTGTCAACATACGGATCTTATCTTCGTCATCAATAAGATCTGCGTATACATAATCCCGAAGGGCAACTTGACGCCTCGAATGGGGTGTATCTTGGATAGGCGTATCCTGGTGACGTGTGGTTTTCTCGATAGCGGAAACTGCTCCCACCTGATCGAAAAAGGCCTTCTCGCCTGTGACGCTTTCCTCATCCACGCAAGCGCGGAGTAAAGATCCTTGCTGTTGAGACAGCATTTGGATATTTGCGGAAAACTGATTCACAAACGCTGTAGTGATTTCGCTCGACATAATCGAACTCCTTCATTAAGCTATTGTTTTTTCAGGGTTATTTTCGCCGCGGTTATCCGTAATGGGCCGTGCTCAACGCTTAGGTTCGTTACTCCACTTGTCGCTGGGGCTTAGAAAGATCTAAGCTTATCCAGCTTCACCGCTCTCAATCCGAAATAGTCTTTCGGCTTCAGCAACGTATGTCTTGTGTTCGGGGTGGCGATGATCCAGATAAGGGCCGCTCGCCATGATTTCAGAGATCTTTCGACCCGCTTCCTCTGAGGTCATAACGAGCTCAGTAGGTTCACCGATTATTTTATCTTCGCCAATTTCCTTGGCAAACGCGCTAAACATGCGGATAATATCAGGATGATCACCCAATAATCTGCCATCTGCGAGCTCAATTTCATTAAGAATTTCCGATTTATTGCCAAGCAATTGCCTGGCCGCGCCATTTGCAAGCTGTAGTTGTTGCTCAAATGCCTGGCCGTATTCTTGCTTTAGCTCAGCTACCCCTTCCTGCAGGAGCGTATCAGCGTGATCGTAGCGCTCAACTTCCATTTGCTCCAAGGAGCCATCCATGAAAGACGCGATAGTTTGGGCTTGTTTGTTATTAAGCCCCGCCTCATGTGCGCTTTCTCGGAACGCCTCGAGTGTGCTATCCCCAAGCTTTCCTTCCAGGCTGATTTCATATTTGGTTGGCGCTTCGGGCCTACCACTTGCGTTGTAAAACTCGCCCCATTGATCGTCCGACCAATTCTCAGCAGGCCGGGCCATATTATCAGCGCCGACCATGCGCTCTAGGTGCGTGTATGATTTCGCAAGATTATTAACGTCTTTGAACTTTTGTAAGCTCGGGTTGCCTCTGTTTTCTTCGTTTAGTGTATCCAGAAAGCCTACCTCAACCGGGGCTTCCATTGCCACGTCTTGAGATCCCGTATCAGAGATTGCCTCATCGCTCATATTTTAATTACCTTTTGGTTTGCTTTCCTCGGTGATCATCCTGGCGATATGCAGCATGGCGCTGCGTTGACCTTCAAGGAAAGCACTTTGATAAGGGTCGCCAGGAACAAAGGTTGTTTGATCGTAGTTCAGCCGGGCTTTTAGATCTGCCAGGACAATATCCCCGTCACCGTCTGAGTTAAAAACAAGACGGTACGAGCGCTTTACATCTTCTATTTTCTTCATTGCGGCAGACCGCCGGGCAGACCACCAACCGCCTTGACCATTGGCGCGGCCTTTTGCATTTGCTCTGCGGCCATCATTTGCTGTTGTTGCTGAGCTTGCGCGGCCTCTGCCTCTGCCTGGGCCTCGCGTATTTCAGCAACCTGCGCGTCTGATCTTATCACCTGGGCCGGTATGCCCGTTATATCGACCAGATATTTTACCAAGCGGTCTGAATCGAGATAATCCATTACAGGCGCTATTTCATTGACTTGCATAAGCACCTCGAACCCGCGCAACATTGATTGCAGATCCGTTAGCTTTTGAGCTTTTGCCAGGGGAGATACATACTCAATATCTATATCCTGGCCCTGTAAAGCCTCAGGGGGGGTTGGGAGCAGCCCCGCCCTGAGTAGCAAGCCAAAGCACCGTGAAATCATGGGCTGCAATAGCTCACTTTGGAGGCGACCCAAAACTGGCCCGAGTAGTCTCATACGCTCTTCGTTGCGCTGCAGCACTTCCGTTGCAGTTTGCTGCACACCGCCCTGGCTTAGAATTTGGTCTATGAAAAACGCCTTGTTGATTGCTTCCCGGCGCTGATCTTCCATTGCCAGGCCCAGAGGATTATTCGCGCCGATCTGCATGGGCTCAATGCGATCCCTGGAACCTGATCTATAAAAATTCAAGCTTCCCGGCGTAGTGCGCACAGGCAAAACGAATCCATCGTCTGGCACCATTAAAGGAGGATCTATTTGTTTTTGGGCTGCGCGGATCGAAACTTCGCACATTTTATTAAGCATTTTCGTATCGGGCAAAGCGTTCATCGAGACGGATCTGCCATAACTTGACGTGCTATCCTTGCTCATTCTTGGCGTCAGAAAACACATTTCATCATAGCCGCCTTCGCTCAAAAGCATCTTTGTTTCAGCATGATAATATACTGAGGCAAAGGGCTTAGACATTTTCGAAAGCTTGCCGGTTGTTTCGCCTCGAGGAAACACGCAATGTATAATATCATGTTCTTTATATGGGTCGGTCTTTAGATCTTTAAGACATGCCTGGGGAAGCTTATCCTCGCCAAAGCGCTGCGCCATTGCTC